TAACAGGGAATTACTTTTATTACAAATCTCATCACAATTAAACCACATGTCCCAAACAGTAAGTAAGGGGCGACAGTCTGCATTTAAGAAAGTTTTACTCGGTGCAGATAGCGTAAGGACAATTGCGGAGGATATATTAGATTTTACAATTAGTGCATTATCAAAAGGTACGGCACTTACATCAACGGCATCTTCATTAGCTTCAAGGATGAACGTACATACTCAATTTAATTTGAAGTCTGGTACCTCACAAAAATCTGAAGCAACTATGATTTCAGCAGGTGTCGAAGCATTAGGCTCACTCGGATCTCTTGGTTACACACAAGTAGTTACAGAATCACAAGGGGTGATGAAACTAAACAGGTTAGATTTTAAAGATGAAAGAAATTTATTATTTAAATACTTTCAAGAGATTCTTAAAGTTTCACCAATTGATTTACCACAAGAAGAATACAAGGGCTGGACACATCCATATAAAAATGGAGTATCTATTGTGAAAAAGATGCCAGCAGAGTTAAGCAAGAAATACTTATACAAGAAAATGCCAAAGGTTTACGATGCTTTAAACTCATATGGCTCTACGGCCTTTACTGTAAATGAAGAGGTTTTAGAGATTGTAAAGGAGTTTGACAAGAACGACCATGTGTTTATACCAAGAATTGTTGACAGTGAGGTTGTCAGTAAATCTTTAAAAAGCCTTTTAAATTTTAAAAGAACTTCAGAGTTTGTAGGTAAACAAGCAAAGAAATGGTATTTAGAAAATGTTAGTCAACAACTTTTAAAGAAAGGTTTAACATATGCCCAGATAGATGGTAGAAGTAACACTTACAAGAAAAGAAAAGCATCTGGATGGATGAAAGACAAATCATCAGACTCTTTAGATATTGTAAGAGCTTCGTCAAAAAGGTATGAATTTGACAGAGTTATGGGTATGGCTAGACTAATGTTATACAAAGCCTTCCATTATGACTTCCAATTGGACAGTAGAGGTAGATTCTATCCAATTGTTAACTATTTTGAACCTACAGGCTCAGATTTAGCAAAAAGCCTCTTAATGTTCAATCATGGGGTTTCCTGGTCTGAAAAAGTTGAAAGGTCTTTAGCTATTCACACTGCAAATTGTGCAGGAGAAGATAAACTGTCAATGGAAGACAGGGTTCTTTGGACTTATGTATGGATGCCAGAGATTTTAAAATGTGCAACAGATCCTCATGGCTCAGAGTGGCTAAAAGGTTTTAGTGGTGACAAGAAGACTAAGTTTCAACTAATATCTGCCTGTTTAGAGTGGCAGAAGCTAGAAGAACTAGGTACGGATAAATACATATGTCATCTACCTATTGGTTTAGACGCTACTAATTCAGGCTTACAAATACTATCTGCTTTGACTAGGGACAGGTCAGGAGCTGAAGAAACTAATGTTATAAACCATCCAAGGAAAGAAATTGGAGATGCATACATGGTTATAGCTAGGTCTGTCTTAGACAATGGCTTCTCTTATAAGGAGTTCGAGACACTTGGCGACAAAGCATGGAGAAAACTTTGTAAAAGACCAACAATGTCATATTATTATGATGCTGGCAAAGGTTGTATCCAAGACCAAACCTTTGAAGATAGACGTGACCATGGCTATGATTTATTGTCAGAAATGACATATGATGACTCTGCTTACATAGGAACTGCAATTTTCGATGGTGTTAAGATGGCATTTCCAAGACAAACACAGGCTAAAGATTGCTTAAAAAGAGGAGTTGGTGTTTATTTAGAAAACAATGTTGATAGCTCTATGATTACTTGGAAAACTGCAACTGGTTTTACTGCTTTTCAAAATTATGCAAAAACTTCTATTAAAAGAGTTAATTGTATGTTTGCTAGTAGACCTGTTAAGCTTAGTTATCAAATTTTCTTAAGCGAAGCAAGAAAAACCGACCACGAGAGGGGCATAAGTGCTAATTTTGTCCACTCACAAGACGCTTCTTTGTTGGCTTTAGTAATTGCAAGGTTAGCTGAACAAGGTGTAAGTGACTTTATGATGATTCATGACCAGTTTTCAGTAAATGCTGAAAACATGGAATTGTTGTTAAGTACATTTAAAGAAGTATTTTGGGAGGTGTTTGAAGAAGACCAGCTTGGTAATACTTTGAGTTCCTTTGGATTAACTGGGACTGATATTATTAACTATGGTGATTTAGATATGCAAGAGGTAATGTCCTCTAGATACATAATATCTTAATTATATGACATCTTATAGAGAACAATTCGCTAGAGGAGACGAGAATGGCAAGTGAATTTACAGAGTTATGCGAAATGTATGGGTTATCTCCGGGTGACCCAGAAGCAATTGATAAATTAATTCATTACATGGCAGAACCAGAAGAAGGAGGCGATGACTCTTGGTATTTTAATGAAGATGCTGATGCGTTTGATCCAGATTTAAAAACGGAGGAAGAGGACAATGAAGAATGACGAAGTAAACAACCCAAAACATTATACTTCAGGGAAGATAGAAGCATTAGAAATTATAGAGGATGCTACTAAAGACTTAAGTGGTATAGAGGCATTTGCCTTGGGTAGTGCTTATAAATATCTTATTAGGTTTAACAAAAAAAATGATCCTATACAAGATTTAGAAAAAGCAGTATTCTATATCAATAGGGTTATAAATCTAAGATTAAGAAAGATTGAGAAGATGTACACGGAGGGCGAAAAATGAAGGCTTTAATAGATGCTGACATAATTGTTTATTGGGCATCAAACCATTGTCAAACCAACTACTATAATGTTATAGACAAGGATGGTGAGAGTTTAAAAGAGTATGACAGCAAACGTCATGCTCTGGATGGTTTGGAAGATATAAACCAGCTGTGGCAAACACAGGCAAAAGAGGGTGAAGAGTCACCGTATAAGATAATTCAAGGGAAGACGGTGCTTGAGCCTTGGGCTGAATGTGTTGATTTTATAAAAGACTTTATAGAAAGTGTAGTAAAAAAGTCAAAATCTGATGGATATGAGTTACATTTGTCAGGACACACTAACTTTAGAAAAAAGATTGCAGTAACTAAACCTTATAAAGGCAATAGGACAGGTGATAAGCCGTTTTATTATCAAAAGGTTAGAGACTACTTAACTAAAGAACTTGGTGCTTTTGTATCTGACAATGAGGAAGCTGACGATACACTTTCTATTGCTCAAACAAACGACAAAGATAATACAATAATTTGCACAATAGATAAAGACCTGTGGATTGTTCCCGGTGCAAAATATGACTTTAAAAGAGAAGAATTAAGCTATGTTACTGACTATGATGGTATTAGACACTTTCAATTCCAAATGTTAGCAGGTGACCAAGTTGATAATATACAGGGTGTTCCTAAGATTGGCCCTGTGAAGGCAAAAAAGATATTAGAAGATAATGAAGATATCGATGATGCTTGGATTGTTATTAGAGATTTATATAGGAGTTCTTATAATTATAAATCTGATGATGTAATGTTAGAGATGGGTAGACTACTTTGGATGAGACGAAAAGTCGGACAAATGTGGGAACTACCTTTGTTTACAAATAAGCTAAATATGGAGGAACCAAATGGCTAATTTAGTAGAAGACGTGGAATTAAACTGGTGTTTTTTAGACCCCAACAATCCACAAGAGAACTTTGAGAAACTTCAATGGTCTGTTACCGCTTATGTTGATAAGACTGAAGCACAGAAGTTTAAAAAGAATGGTTTTATAAGATCTTTGCGACCTGTAGAGGATGCAGATGGTAATGAAACCGGACAATACAAAGTTACTTTTAAACAAAATGCAAAGACTTCGGCAGGTAAAGATTTATCACCTCCCGGTGTTTTTACATTAACAGATGCAGGTACCGTAAAACCTTTAACCAATGTTATTATTGGTAATGGTTCTATTGGAACTATATCGTTTGACACTTACGATTGGGACTTTAAAGGTCAAAAAGGTAAGTCTATGAGTTTAAAGAATGTTCTTGTTAAGACTTTGATACCTTATGAGAAGTCAGACCCGGCTGGTTCGGAGTTTGGTAGCTTAGATTCAGGCTCAGAGTTTGTTAAAGACAAGAAAGAAGATGTTGATTTAAATTTTGAAGATGATAACGATTATTAAGTAATAAAGAGAGGTTCGGGCAAAAACTACCTATCCGTTTAAGCGTAGTCCTCTCTTTTATTTTTCTATGGAGGAGAAATGAAGCATAAAGAAAATACCCAAGAGGGTGTATTCATTAGGCATGAGTCTTGTGAAGCCTGTGGTTCTAGAGACAATAAAGCCGTGTACGACAATGGCGACAAGATGACTTATTTCTGTTTTGGTTGTGAAGATACAGGTATCTATCAAGATGATAAATCAATTACCCAAGAAACCCCAAAAGAATTTAAGAATATTGTAGAGTCTGTTGATGATATAAAAGACTACCCAGTAAGAGGATTTCGTGAGCGTAAGATTACAAAAGATATAGCAGAATTATATGGGGTTAAAGTTGGATACTCTGAGGAAGACGGTAAAACTATTAAGTATCACTATTACCCTATAACAAGTAAAGGTAAGATAGTAGGTTATGAGCGTAGAGATTTAGACACTAAAAGATTTCTTGCCATAGGCTCTGTAAAAAACAAGAATGAATTTTTTGGACAGTCTAAGTTTGCCCCCGGATCTTGTAAACGAATTGTTGTTACAGAAGGCGCATTAGATGCAATGTCTATACAACAGGTTTGGAAAGATAAAAAACAAGAGTGGGCAGTAGTTTCTGTTATCAATGGGGCCCAAGGCGCACACAAACAAGTTGTTTCTAACTTGTCTTACCTTAATTCTTTTGACGAAGTTGTGTTCTTATTTGACCACGATGAAGCAGGACAGGATGGTGCAAAAGCTTGTGCCAGACTTGTAAGGACTGGAAAAGCTAAGATTGGTGTATTAGGAAGATATGGGAAAGATGCTTCTGACTATCTAATTGCAGGTAAAACTTATGAATTAGAAAAAGCAATATGGAATGCAGAAATGTATTCACCTGCAGGGATTGTAAATTCTGCAGACACTTGGGATTTGTTTAATGAAGACAGAAGAGAAGATTCTGTACCTTATCCCGATTGTTTTGCCAATGTCAACAAGATGACATACGGAAGAAGAACTGGTGAGCTAACTGTATTTACTGCAGGAACTGGCTCTGGTAAGTCTACTTTTGTAAAAGAAGATATTTATCATCTAATAATGACTACAGAGTATCAAATTGGTGTAGTGTCTCTTGAGGAGTCCATAAGAGAGACTTTAGATGGAATCATTGGGGTACACTTAAACAAGAGAATAAACCTACCAGACGTAGAATTTGACCGCTCAGGAGCAGAAGGCTCCAAAGCATGGGAAGATGTTGCAGGGTCAGGTCGTCTCTTGTTGTTAGACCATCAGGGTTCTGTAAGCGATTCATCCCTTATGGATAAGATAGAATTTATGGCCGCATCTGGTTGTAAGTTTATATTCTTAGACCACATAACTATAGCAGTTAGTGAGGTTGACGGTAATGTAAATGAAGCTATGGATAAGGCTATGTCTGATCTTCTTAAGTTATGCAAAAAACATAATGTATGGATTGGAGTTGTCTCTCACTTAAGAAAGACAAGTGGGGGTAGTAAAACTTTTGAAGAAGGTGCATCTATAACAGAGGATTCGTTAAAAGGGTCAGGAAGTTTAAAGCAGATAGCATTTCAAATAATTGGATTTTCTAGAAATAAATACTCGGAGGACGAGGGTGAACGGCAGAGGGTTGGTATATCAGTGTTAAAGAACAGGTTTACAGGACATACAGGTCCTGCAGGTTGTTCGAGATATGACAACAATACAGGACGTTTACACAGTACCCCTTCGGAGTTTGAATAGAGGAGTGGTCATGAAAAAATTAGTTTTTGATGTAGAGTCAAATGGTTTTGTAAATGACGCTACAACTGTATGGTGTATTTCTACTTACGATATAATTACTAAAGAAACAATTACTTTTTCAGACAAAAGCGATGGACACCTGTCTGTAGCAGACGGTCTTAAAGTATTATCAAATGCTGACGAACTAATAGGTCATAACATAATTATGTATGACATACCTTTGTTAGAAAAACTTTTTAACTTTAAAACAAAAGCTAGGCTTATAGATACTTTTCTTATGAGCCAGTTGTTTAATTTTAATAGAACTTTAGGTAGGTACAAAGGAAGGCATGGTCTTGAAATGTGGGGAGAACATTTTGGTATCCAAAAACCACCTCAAAGCCAATGGTTAGATTTTGATATTGCAATGTTAAACAGATGTGAGCAAGATGTCTTGATTAACGTCAGGGTGTTTCATGCTCTTTTAAAAGAGTTTAAGAATTCTGGTATTCCAAAAGAAGTTCTTAATCGTGAGTTTAGGATAGCAAAGATTAGTGCTAGGCAAGTTAAAAACGGCTGGTTAGTAGATAAGAATCTTGCGGAAAAGCATATTAATTTCTTGACAGAAGAGATTGATAAACTTAAAGATAAGATTGAACCTCTTATGCCTCCTATATTGAAGTGTCCTGATTTTTGGGTTAGTAATTCTGAATGTAATGAGATACTTAATACTAAGAATATCAATTACGAAAAAGGTATGATTGGTGGTAAACAATTAAGAAAACCAATTGTCCCCAGATGGACTAAGTCAGGAAAACTTCACAAGCACATACAAGATTGGTTTAAAGGCTATGAGTGTATCGATTACATAAACAACAACAAAGGTTTAAATATAAACGGCCCTTATTGTAGAGTTGACATTACCCCTGCAAAGCTTACACAGACTGCAGAGGTTAAGAAGTTGTTATTTAAGAACGGTTGGAAGCCAACAGAGTGGAATACTAAACGTACTGAAGATGGTAGTTTAGTAAGAACCTCTGCTAAATTAACAGAGGACTCTTATAATTCTATTGAGGGTGATCTTGGTCAAGACATAGCACTTCACGCAGTGTATCAACATAGAAGAAATACATTGCAAAACCAAAAGAATAAAGATAGAGGTTGGCTTGGAGTTTGTAGAGACGATGGTAGATTAGAGTGTGTCCCTTTTACTTTAGGTACAGCTACTGGGAGGATGTCTCATAGAAACTTGGTAAACGTGCCGGGGGCTAAAGCTGTATTTGGTAAAGAGATGAGAAGTCTTTTTATAGCACCCGAAGATAAAGTATTAGTTGGTTGTGATTTAGCATCAGCCCAGTTAAGACTATTAGCTTCAGCTATGGGTGACCCTAGTTATGTAGAAACAGTAATAACAGGGAAAGAAGAAGACGGCACTGATGTACATACTGTAAATCAAAAAGCCGCTGGATTAAAAGATAGAAGTCAGGCCAAGACTTTTATTTATGGATTCTTGTTTGGTGCTAGTGTTTCCAAACTTGGAACCATTGTTGGGGGTAAGGCCAAAGAAGGAACTGTTCTTAAGACTAAATTTTTAAAAACATTTCCTTTGTTAAAGAAACTTCAGAACAGACTAGTAGATGAGTTTTACATGTCAGGTAAGAAGTTTATAACTGCTCAAGACGGAAGAAAGATACAAGTTGACTCTGAACATAAGTTGCTTAATTATCTATTACAAGGTAACGAGGCAATTTTAGCAAAAGAGTGGGCTATTGTTTCTGACGGGTTGATTAAAAAGAATAACATAAATTGTAAACTATTAGCTATTATGCACGATGAACAAAACTTTGAATGTAATAGAGGTGATGCAGATAAACTTGCTAAGATACTAGAAGAGTCTGCAACAATTGCAGGTCAAAGACTTGGCTTTGATTGTACAATGAATGGTAATTCAAAAATAGGAGAAACTTGGTATGACATCCATTAACTATCAGTTGCTGAACACTGAAAACAGACTTTTAAGAACTTGTATAAAAGAAAGTTTAGCTGAGGAGCAACAGAAAGGTAATGACGTAATGCAGTTAGCGGAAGCGTTAACAAAGTTTCACACTTTACTTGAAGAAGACACTGAGTACTACGAAGGGTTTCGGATGTACTCAGATGTTCATAAAAGATATTTTGATAAGCTAAAAAGTCTAGGATTATTATCCGAGATCGAAGACGATTCAAAAAAATAATATAATAATATAACAGAGGAAATTTAAATGGAAAAACTAGCAACAGATTATCAAAATTTTATAGCCCTTAGTAGGTATGCCAGATGGTTACCTGAAAAAAACAGAAGGGAGACGTGGAAGGAAACTGTCGCCCGTTATTTTGATTTTATGGAACAACACCTAAAAGAGAATACTAATCAAGAGCTAGTTCCTAAGACCAGAAAGGTTTTAGAAGAAGCAGTTTTAAAGTTAGAAGTTATGCCTAGTATGAGAGCTTTAATGACTGCAGGTCCTGCTTTAGATAAAAACCACATAGCAGGATACAATTGTGCATATTTAAGTGTAGATCACCCTAAAGCGTTTGATGAGTGCTTGTTTATATTAATGCATGGCACCGGTGTAGGCTTTAGTGTTGAAAGACAATTTATTAGCAAACTACCTGAAGTTCCTGAACAAATGGTAGACGTTGAAGATACAATAGTAGTTCAAGATTCTAAAGAAGGATGGCAGTCTGCATTTCGTAAATTAATTACTTATCTTTATGATGGTGAAATGCCTAAATGGGATTTTTCTAATGTTAGAGTCAAGGGTTCAAGATTAAAAACTTTTGGAGGTAGGGCTAGTGGCCCTGAACCTTTAATAGATTTATTTCATTTTGCAACTAACATATTTAAAGATGCTGGTGGTCGCAAGCTAACCAGTTACGAATGTCACAGGATGATGTGTAAGATTGCAGAAGTAGTTGTAGTAGGCGGTGTCAGAAGAAGTGCTCTTATGTCTTTATCTAATCTTACTGATGAGCGTATGAGAAACGCCAAGTCTGGACAATGGTGGTCAGATACACCAGAAATGGCATTGAGTAACAACAGTGTATGCTACACAGAGAAGCCTGACATTGGTATTTTTATGAAGGAATGGACTTCTCTTTATGAATCTAAGTCTGGTGAACGTGGTATTTTTAACAGAGAGTCAGCTATTAAACAAGTAGCTAAGAATGGTAGAAGAGACACTAACCATGACTTTGGTTGTAACCCTTGTAGTGAAATACTA